CTATTAGGTGGCTTACACTGCATGGTTCCACTTTACCAACCGGGATTTTGCAGGAAATGATTGCTTGATGACATTTGCTCGTAACCAGATTCGAATTCGACGGGGTCTTGCGAGTATGCCATAGCGAACCTGCCACCAGTAGAGGTAGGGGTGTAAGCATGATAATGAAACTTTAGGGAAGTTACTTTATATTTGTTGTAGCATGACGCGAGTTGCGAAAGCCACGGAAACACGTAAGGGTCACCGGGGTTCAACTGTATCTGGGAGTATTAATCATTATAAGCAACAAGTGCTTTATATGGTATGGTAACTACACCAGTAAGTGTGCCCTTAGGTGTGACCACTGCAGGTCCCACTGATTTAATGTTTGGAATAGCTTATTTATTCATCTTGTTAATGCTAGCTACTATTAATGTAATTATTGTAAATTTAGATAGGTTTGTTTCTTGTAAACTGTTTAGGGGTATTTTTATCAATTTTCCCTGCCCACCTACAATAATTACAATCCGATGGAATCTTACAACTCCTAGCACCTCTGGGTGGATTATGGACCACCCTAGGATAACTAATGGCTCTTAAAATGCTTTTCCAAGGCAATTTATGCATCTGGACAAGTGCCAAACGCTAGCCAGAATGAATATCTAGATTCTGCTGTGGGCTCTGCATATCTTGATTGCATTCCCTATGTCATCATTGCGAAGCCACTTTCGGTCAATCTCGACATTTCCTGCTAATGAACTCGTTTGGTTGATGGGCTGAACATCTTATAGAATTCTTACCATATTGGAATTCCGGAGGTTAAAGCTAATCCACCGGTACGCATTGAATCCTACCAAACTTCGCGTATAATTTAGTCAGTTAATTTGCAATTGGCTGTGAGGTCTTTACCAAGAGCTGTATGTGGATTCCGCACCATACGATATTACTCTCCATCCGACACTGGTTATGGTTAAAAGAACTCAATTTCTTACAACTCATAAACGGGGTCTTCAACTTTCATCTTAAACCCCATCAAGAGAAACCATTGTGGTAGATTGTCTAATCGTTATAAGTGTCGAGATTCCAAGATAATCACGCAATCATCACCATTGTTAGCAAACCTATAGTCTACTCCCAATGTGTCGAGGTAAGAACCGAGTAGTATGCACATGATCATACAATTTCCGCTAGAGGTGTTCATGTCACCACTCATGCGGCAGCCATCAGTTCTGTATTTAAATTTGTATCCATCGACATACGATACACCCTTGTTCTCAAGTTGCATGTCTAATAGGTATTTAAGGTGGCCACGATCGCCATTGGGGACCATTCTTTTCCACACCTTATGCTCCATAGCTAAAGCAGTTTTAGACACATGTTGGTCAAACCTGCTAGCATCTATACCTACTGCAACAGGATTACTAAAGTGATCCCAGTGAGCGCGTAATTCTCTTGCTGACTATATAGCGTTCATTCCCTTGAATACGACAGGAAACCCAAATATGCTACGTATAGCATTGAATAGTGGCTTCTCACAATGTTTGATTAGTTTTCCTAATTCCACCCCATACCTAGGATCACGAGGTTAAATGATTCTAGGAGCTGGATCGGGCTTACTACCAAAATTAATTTTTTCGGCCTTAGTAAATGCTTTGATTTATGCATCTTTATGGGATACCGGTTGAGTTAGTAATGAGTCTGCCGCCTGCTAATACCGTTCCTTCCTTGCCCCTGAGTAGCAATCAACAAATTGTTGACTGGACATCGGGGGGAGGGTGGGTACAGCTTATATTAACTGCTGCAATCTCACTGATGCTCCCTATTCAAAAACATGTG